TCCCAATGCTTCTTCTTCTATTATTATGGGTAATACCAGCCCTTCTATTGAGCCGTATCGTGCTAATGCTTATAGACAAGACACCTTGAGTGGTTCATCATTGACAAAGAATAAATGGTTGGATAAAATTATCATTAAATTTTTACAACATGGTGATCCAGAACAAGCAGTTGACCAAGCAGAAGTTGATGAAATATGGTCTTCAATCATTGCAAACGATGGCTCAGTACAACATCTATCATGGATGGATGAAAATACAAAAGAGGTGTTCAAGACTTCAATGGAGATTGACCAGCGTTGGGTTGTTGAACACGCCGCAGATAGACAGCATTACATTGACCAAGCACAGTCATTGAATCTATTCTTTAGACCAGATGTAAATGTTAAGTACCTCCATGCTTGCCACTTCCTAGCATGGAAGAAAGGCCTCAAGACATTGTACTATTGCCGTAGTGAGAAATTGGCTAAGGCTGACAAAGTATCAAAACGAATTGAGCGTGATGTTATCAAAGAAATTGACATGACACAAATTGCACAGGGCAACGAATGTTTAGCATGTGAAGGATGATATGAATAGAAGACCTCTACATTTTATTACCCGTGAGAAAGAATGGGAACTGATACAAAGATTAGAAACGATTGTAGATAGTTACGATTTTGATCCAAAAACAACTGCGGTAATAATGGCAAGTCCTGATTATTCAGCAACAGTAGCCATGCACTTAGCACATGCATGGTCACGCAAAGGAGAAATGCTTCCAATTATTCCAGTTGATGTGGCTTATCCAAACGAATCTGTTACGCCTTACATTGATAAAATGACAATGCAAGCAGGAGATATCAGACAATATGAAAATCTTGTATTGGTAGAAGCTGGAATTATTCGCGGTGGTAATTGGACCTGGATGTTGAGTGTTCTTAATTTGTGGGGATACAATAGAACAAATATCACACTGGTTGCTATGTGTGAGAATATTCATAGCAAAGTTAAGTCCGATTATGTTGCTGAATATTATGATGATGAAAAAGAAGAATTGATGTTTTACTTTGAAAAGTTTAATAAAAACTGGGCAGTTAGATAACCACAAAAATAAAGGAAAAAATGAAAAAAATAATTATAAGCGTAATGGCTATGCTATCAATCGTAGCATTTGCTCAAGGTAAACAGAAAGATGGAGTAATCTATGATGCGGTCATCACCAGAGTTATTGATGGTGATACTGTAGCATTTCAAGCACCATTTCTACCTGCACCATTAAAGCAGGAACTATCCATTCGTGTGTTCGGTGTTGATACACCAGAAAAGGGACACAGAGCGCAATGCCCAAGCGAGGATCAAAGAGGTCAGGCTGCATCGGCATTTACCAAAGCACAAATCAATGCATCAACCAAGCGTCAGGTCATTCTGATGGACTGGGACAAATATGGTGGGCGTGTGTTGGGTGATGTTGTTCTTGATGGTAAGAGTTTAAGACAGATGTTAATAGCAAACGGTTTTGCCCGTGAATACTACGGTGAAGCCAAACAAAGTTGGTGCAATTAAAATGAGAAAAATTATTAGATTTACGGCTGAATGGTGCCAGCCCTGCAAGACACTATCAAAACAATTGGAAACAATGGAGTTAAATCTTCCTATTGATGTAATTGATATTGACAAAGACCCAGAGATTGCAATAGAATATGGCATTCGGTCAGTACCAACACTTGTGCTTATGGAAGACAATGAAGTCAAAAGCAAAATCGTTGGGCTAAAAGCACCGCATGAAATTAGAGAATGGGCCACAGCATGATTAAGAGAGTAATCTCTTGGCTAATTAAAAAAATTAAGAAACCAAAAACCAACGACAAATTTATTTACTGATGATAATTGCTTTTGGTGATAGTTTTACTTACGGATTCAATTTCAATGAGAGTGAGAGATTAAACAATGTTTATCCAACATTACTCGGAAAGAAATTGAATCAGCCTGTTTTAAATACAGCATTACCCGGAGCAAGTAACTGGCGTATAGCTAGGATGATTCAGTCCATGAATATTACAAAAGATGATATTGTAATTATTTCATGGACCGAACCAACTAGATTTGAGTTAGGTGTTAACAAACGACATTATGTGCCACCAATTAAGGAGAATAGAATTGGTGATTTGAATGAGACTGAGGGTGACTTGATAACTAAAAGATTCTTTATTCAACTTACGGATAGAACTACCGATAAAGACGCAAAGAAAATAAACGAATTAGTCTATTCAGAATTCAATAATGAAAAATGGTTCCAAGAAATGTTTAAGGTGATGTACAATAGTTGCATTCAAGTGTTAGAAAAGTCTGGTTGCAAATGGTTAATGTTTAATGCATGGATTAAACAAGCTGATGGTGAGTATCATAAGAATTATGTTTACAGTAATACTACCATGAGTGGCATAATACAAAAAAATACTCCAGGATATTGGACTAAACAAGAACATGAAAAAGTTTCTAATACTTTGATAAATTGTTTGGATGAATTGTATGGTTAGATATTGGGGTGTTAATGCTTTTGGGCATGATGCATCTTTATGTGTTGTTGAGAATGATATGGTAATATTCCATAAATTGAGTGGTGGTGAATTTTTGACAGAGGGCGTTGTTGATGATGCATTGTCATTTGGCAAGCCTGATGTAATTTGTTACTATGAGAATCCTTTGTTGAAACGAACAAGACAATTGTATTCTGGCGAATGGAATAAAGCATTCAACATGTTGACACCAAAGTTACACATGTTGGAGTTTGGTATAAATTGCCCGATAAAGTATGTTGGTCATCATCATAGCCATGCCGCGGCATCTTACTTGACAAGCGAATTAAATGATGCTATAATATTAGTTGCTGATGCTATTGGTGAATGGGAAACAGTTACAGTTTGGCATGCGGTTGGTAATAACTTAACCAAACTTGATAGTCACAGATATCCATTTAGTTTGGGTTTGTTTTATACAGCATTCTCCAAATTATATGGTGTTAGTGAAAGAGAATTTATGAAGTTGAGTGTTGATGAATATCCAATACACTATGTAAAGGCAAAAAAATATCTGGATATAAATTTGCATAAGGGAATAAAAGATTGGGGTGAAGTGGATAAAAATCTACCAGCTTCGGTCCAAAAGGTCTTTGTTGATGCACTTATAGATATTGTTAAACCATTTAAGGGAATGTCAAATAATTTATTGATGGCTGGTGGGTGTGCATTTAATGAATTAGCAGTTAAACAATTAAACGCAAGAGTTACAATTAGTCCTGGTGATTCCAGTTCCTCCATTGGTGCTGTTGCGGCATATTTAAATAAAAGATTAAAAGGAAATAAATGATTAAGAAAACAACAAGCAGACTAACGGATGAAAGAAATCATTTCAAGCCGTTCAATTATCCATGGGCCTATGAATCATGGCTAAAGCATGAACAATCGCATTGGTTGCACACCGAGGTGCCGATGCTTGAAGATGTGAAAGATTGGAAGAAGAAACTAACCAATGAAGAAAAACAATTTCTAACGCACATCTTCCGTTTCTTCACACAAGGTGATATTGACGTAGCTGGTGGTTATGTAAAGAATTATCTACCACATTTTCCACAGCCTGAGGTGCGTATGATGTTGATGGGCTTTGCCGCAAGAGAAGCATTGCACGTAGCCGCATACAGTCACCTAATTGAAACTCTTGGGCTACCAGAGACAACATACAATCAATTTTTAGACTACCAAGAAATGAAGGACAAACATGATTACGTTTTGGATATATCTCTACAAAATGATTCAAGTAGTTCTGTTGCTACTCATATTGCAGTATTCAGTGCTTTCACCGAAGGGATGCAACTATTCAGTTCCTTTATCATGTTACTTAACTTCCCTAGAACCGGTAAAATGAAGGGCATGGGTCAGATTGTGACATGGTCTATAGTTGATGAAACTATGCATGCCGAGTCCATGATTAAGTTGTTCCGCACGTACATTGAAGAAAACAAGGAAATATGGAACGATGAACTTAAAGGAAAAATCTATTCTATTGCTGAGAAAATGGTTCAGTTGGAAGACAAGTTTATTGATTTGGCATTCAGTATGGGTCCTATGGATCGCCTTACTGCTGATGATGTTAAACAATATATTCGTTACATTGCTGACCGTAGGCTTATTAGTTTGGGTCTTAAGGGAATAATGAAAGTGAAACGCAATCCATTGCCTTGGGTGGAAGAAATGATTAATGCACCAACGCATACCAATTTCTTTGAGAATAGATCCACTGATTACTCAAAGGGTGCCCTATCTGGTACATGGGACGATGTTTGGGGCAAGGCTGCATAATTACCTTGACATTGTGATTGTATTGTTATATAATGAACTATGCGTATAATTGATTTGATTAAAAAACTTGAGGACCTCTATTGCACCTATGATGATGAATACAAACATCACATGGGTGAGCCTGAGATTATGATTGATGTGTTTGGTGATACCGATACACCACACCTATTTGAATATAGAGGTTTCTCAAAAGACATTTGCATAGACAAGAGTGCGGATGGTGTGTATGATATTATTAGAGCATTTGACATAAAGGAAGAAAATAATGGCTGATGAAAAAACTGAATTGAAACAAGAAGCTGGACCAAAGCGTAAGATTACCCAAATTACAACCGCAACAACAAATTCTGGTAGAATTATTGTGACTGCATTGTGTAACGATGGTACATTGTGGCGCCGTGATGTAATCAATGACAGCACCGAGTGGGAACAAATTAGAGGCATCTAATGGCAATAACAAACATGATTGGAAATAATCCAGCACAATTCAATTGGGCTGATGAAGAATTTACATTTAAAACAATGGAGTATCCTATCGGTGGTAAATTACTAAGCGGATCATTAGATATAACATTTGCTGATATTGATAGATTTTTAACGGATGATGATTTCAAAAATGCTATTAAGCAAAGAATGGCAACACATCTGGTTAAATGTATGATGGAAAATAATCTAATAGAGTTTACTAAAATTGAAGATTCAACGACTGGTTCATACAGATTACATGCAAGGTGTTATCTAGCGCCTAATGACCAAGTAAAAATATTAAGGACACATTATGGAAGTTGCAAAGCGTGAGAAGGATTGGTGGGAACATCACCCACTCCATAAACTATGGTGCAATGATGCTTGCCCATTAGTACCACGGTTTAATTATAGACCAGGTGATGAATGGAATGCAAACGCTTGGTCATTACATTGGTTATTATTCCATATCTGGACAATGGAACATTTTAGTTTTGGTGTTGATGTGAACCTACAAGCAGATAGTATTTCTGTTGGTTTCATTTTGCCATATCTGAGAGTTATAATTGGCTTTCATCATATGTGGCAATGGACATGGTTATATAAACTCAACCGTATGTTACGCCGTAATCCAGCATTGAAGAACTACAAAGGTGAATACAATTGATCCAACTTGAATGGTTCATATACGGTGCATTCTTTGGTTGGATAGCACAACCACTATGGGATGTAATTAAGAAAATTGTAAGTGAAGCAAAAAAAGCAAAGGAAGAATGGTAATGGAAATAGAATCAGCATTGTATTTTTTGGGTGGCTCAATCTTTATTGGGCTTGGTCTTTGTATCATTGGCGGTTTTGTATTGTTGTTGAACAATATTTACCATAAATTTTGGAAGCCTGTTGAATGGACAATACCACAATATAGATTCATTGATGCGGTTGCAGAACCAAAGCCAATTGACAAGGCAAACGAACCTAAGCTATAATTAAAAATAATTATACTTAGTCAAATTTTCTTTACGAGTTAAAATTTGCAAATTATTCTCCACATGTAAACCAGAAACATCATCTCCATTTAATGGAATTATATGGTCAACCTCATGTTTAATTCCAGTTTTATGTTCTAATAACACAGCTTCGGTGTATATTTTTAGAATTTCTGCTTTATTGGCCCAAGATGGATATTTTTGTTGTTGTTTAGCTCTACTAATTCCTGACCTAAAACGTGAATTGATTGCATATTTCAACCAATATTGTTCTTTTTCCTCAGGTGTCTTTTTATTGTATGCGTTTGGATGATTTTTCATTTGTACCCTCTGACTGGTTAATATATAATTTTGTGGGACAGCCCAACTCTGACTGGGTTTTCTAATGCTCCAACATTAGAATTACCACATTTATTTATGCATTAGACTTGGTATTCTAGTGTTTTATTAGTGTAATTCTCTAGTTTGCTAATATATATTAGTATGACACAGCCAAAAGGAGTGCATACAAATGAAAAATTATATACAAGAACTTTACCTTGAATTAAAATTGCTTGTAAAAGAGTTTAATTCACCAATCGCTTATCAATAAGGAAACAAAATGGATATCAAAGAAATTCAAACCAAATCAAAAGAATTCACAATCGCAATGATTGATGCAAACGAACAAGCATTCAATGCTGGTATCAAAGCATTTAACAAACTAATAGGATCCGATTATGCTACATATACGTATGGGCTAACATTTATGGGATCGGAAATTAGTAAAAATGCAAGAAAAATCGTTGAGGAATTCTCAGACCTTGCTCCTGCAGGAAATAAAAAGTAATCTCAATTGCTTTCACCCGGTCGTTCGCAACGGCTGGGTTATTAAATTTTCCATCTATAAAGACACCGGCATTCTTCTAATTTTTACCTCAAAGTATACTGGCCAGACAATAATCCGATACTGCGATTCAGAAGATAGCGCGGTGGACTATATAAATATAGTCATAGAAAAAGACGCAACGGTCCATCAAGACCACAGAGAATTTTAAGGAGATAAAATGGCAATGACCATGTCGGGAACGACACTAACATTTAACGATAGTACAACACAATCAACTGCGGCGGGTGGTGCGCCTGCACACCTAGCAATTGGACATGTAGGACTTATGTTACACACCCTCAACTCTAAAACATTCCCCGGAAATACTCAATCTGGTGGTTATCTCTATAAACTTACTTCTGGTGTACCAAGCCCCCGCGGCATCGGTGAGGTTCATTATTTTAATGGCCATGTTGTTAATAGCACAGCTGCCACCATTAACTTTTACGGTTCAGGCACATCATCTAATAGTTCTGGCACATGGAGATTTGTCGGCGCTTATGATTACATCATAACTCAAAACACCGTTGACGGTTATGGAATTGCGCTCACAAGCACCTTTCCAAATCTATGGCAGAGAATATCTTAATTTTGAAAGAAAATAATGATTATAGTTCAAGAAATTAATTACACAGTTGTCCGAAATTTAAAATGGACAAATCCAGAGCATACCGCATTTGATTGCGAAGTAAATTTCAATCATTTGTTTGAAAATTTTGTTCCATTTCATTGCACAAAAGCGGAAGCTGAAGGATTGATATACACTCACTCAACAGAAATATGGGAAAAAGCGTTATCAGGTGAATTTGGTCCAATTGCTGAATACGAAGAACCTGTCCAACCAGAACCGGTTCTTATGCCCGGAATTGAAATTATTCCATCTACAAACCCAGGAGACTTTACATGAGCATTCAAGTCCATATTGGTTGTGTGGAAAATTTATACACACGCATGATGTATTTTGAAAATACTGGTGATATTGAAGTTGGTCACGTTCATCAACACGACCATTTGACTTTGCTTGCTAAAGGCAAATTAAAAGTAACCATTGATGGCAATGTAACAGAATTTAATGCACCTCATATGATTTATATCAATAAAGATAAAGTGCATGAACTTGAAGCATTATCTAACAATACAGTTGCTTATTGCATTCATGCATTAAGAGACAATGAAACTGGTGATATATTGGATCCTGCTATGGTACCAAAAGGATCCATTGCTCAAGCATTACAAGCGGCAGAGCCATTAATTGTTCGTGAGAGTTAAACAACGATTAATTAAATCTTGGTCATACGCTAATCAGGTAGCTCCAGCGACAACAGGATTTATTAACAATCCTGTTAGTCTTGGTAGAAGATTTGCGGCACAAGATTCACATCCGCTGTGGTCAAAAGCATTTTCAGAATTTGGCCTTACTCCTGTTTCTGTAGAACCAGTATATAAATGTTTCACTGGTAACCATTTTATTGATGGTACTTTTACTCACAAGCATATTGATAGAGCACCTGAAGGACTAGTCCACACCAGATGTAATTTAATGATTAAGAAACCACCAATCGGTGGTGATCCAATTCTTGATGATGAAGTTATGCATGTTGAAGAAGGTGATTTATGGTTATGTTTGGCTAGTATGGAGTATCATGCAAGCACGCCGATACAAGGCGGTGAAAGAATTATATTTTCATTCGGTGGTCTTGTGCCAAAAGAACAAATCAATAATCTATTATGCATTACACAAAACGATTCAAACTAAACAAATATAAGTTAGTGCTTGCATACAGCATCAAATGGAAATCATTTCCAGGCGATGATGGTAGATATTATGAGAGTGAAGAAGTTAAGTATATTAAATTTGAATTGGTGAATAGAATGATAAGCCGTGATGATTCTGAAAGCAACTACCGAGGCTTTACATTACTTGGCATCCATGTTGGTATTGGTCATATGAGCCAAACAGAACAGATTATTTAATTACCTTGACAATCACACCGGGCTATGGTATAATGTTACTATAGCCCTTTTTTATTGGAGAAATAAAATTTTTATATTTGATGTTGAAACTCTCGGTAAAGATTCCGATGCCGTGATATTATCCATGGCCGCAATCTATTTTGATCCAGATAAAGAGCCGAGCCATACTCAATTAAGAGAGTCCGCATTCTTTTGTAAGTTTGATGTAAAGCAACAAATCAAAGACTTCAATCGGAAAGTGGACAGAGGTACCGTTGAATGGTGGTCCAAACAATGTGAGAATGCACGGAACAAATCATTTAAGCCACATCCAAATGATGTGCCATTTGAGATTGGTTACAGTGCAATGAGCCAATGGGTCAAATCAAAGAATGATAATAATTGTTGGGTATGGGCTAGAGGCAATTTGGATCAGATGGTACTGAGCCACATTGAGGATCAAATGAACCTTGAGAATATCTGGTCATATGCTAGATGGCGTGATGTACGAACTGCAATTGATTTTCTATATGGCACCAAGAATGGATATGTGGATGTGGACACACCAGCCTGGGTAGAAGCATTTGATTCAAAGCTACATATTACAAAGCACAATCCAATTGATGATTGTATATTTGATGCCATGCAATTAATGTACGGAAAGAAAAGCTAATGAAGTATATAGGAATGATAATCAAATATATCTTTATCATATTCTATGCATTTGTAGCCCTTATGTTTGCTATTCTATTTTCTGGCATGGTATACGGTGGCTATAAAGAACTAATGAAACTATTATGAACACGAAATATTATATTATTGCAGGCAATCACCGGGAAGGAACACAATTCATAAAAAACAAATGTCATACAATGGTGCGGTCTGGTTGGACTTCAATGTCTCTATCCAATTTTGTTTATGTAGCATCACCTGAGATATTAAGAGGGCAAGATAATCCAACAGGATGGTTCTATGGTTCATGGCGTGAAAGGGATGATATCGGTATGATTTTGATGATGCTAATATTGAATAAGAGTAAAATACAACAACATTATACACCAGAATTTAGAGATGTATTAAAAGAATTTGGATTCAAGCTATGAAAATAACACCAGTACAAAAGAGAATAGATCAACAACGGATTCGGCACCAACAGGACAAGATCCACCGTGAGCACCTAGAATATGTCAGAAAAGAAAATCAAAAGAGAACCGAACATCCAAACAAAGGCAAAAGGATAGATGAATATGTATAATAATGATGTTGAAGAATACACCAAAGAATTGGAGCAGGAAATACTCCGCCTGAAGGCTATTATAGAAAAACTCAGCAATACCGAGGAGTTAAATCCACAAGCGGTGTTTGCATTTCCTAGCCCACCAAGGATTGATAGATGAAAAAGTGGACAGAAAAAGAATATTCCCAATGGGTATATTATGATGATATTGATGGTAAAATCATCGGTGCATCCTACAAGGTTGGCAATATGAATAGCATATGGGGCGCCAAGATTTATAAAGATGTTGAGTATGTCCTGGGTACCTTTATTGATTCAGATTATGCGAGGAGAGCGGTAGAAACCTATTGGGATATTGAGAGTAGGACATTATTAAATGAATAAAATCATTCTAAACGCAAATGATATCACAGAGATATCCAAAGTAATTGAAGAATATAAGGTAGACTATTTCACCTTAACACGTAACAATGTAAGTGCTATTGGATATTCTATTGATTTGGAGTATAATACCGAAATCAAGGGTAGGATGTGTACAGTTATAGTACCAGTCGTAGGGATAGAAGAATGGTAAGACCTATCACAGTATTAATAATTGCACTGTATAATCTATCCCTATTTGCAGGAACAGCCTATCTTATTATAGAATATGACTGGAGCCCATGGTGGTTTCTATTGACAGTATTGGTTATGGGAATGTATAAGCACAAAGATGACTGAGTTTTATGTTTACATGTACCTAAGGAAGGACGGTACACCATATTATGTGGGTAAAGGAAAAGGAAAGAGGGCATACGCAAAACGAAAAGGAGTAAAGCCACCACCTATCGGAGATAGAATAGTATTTCCTTACACCAATTTGACGGAAGAAGATGCATTTCAAAAGGAAATAGAATTAATAGCCAAATATGGTAGGAAGGATAACGGCACTGGAATATTAAGAAATCTTACCAATGGTGGTGAAGGCTCAAGTGGATATATACCAACACCAGAAGTTTTGAAGAAACTCCGAGCAAGAAAGCAGACCTCTGAGCATATAGAAAAAAGAAGATTAGCTAACACCGGTAAAAAACGCTCCAAAGAATATTGCGAGAGATCCAGTATGAGGCAAAAAGGTAAAGTATTTTCACCAGAACATAAAGAAAAAATAAGTAAAGCACATTTAGGTAAAGAAAGATCCTTAGAACATAGAGAAAATATAGGTAGAGTGCAACGAGGTAAAAAATTATCACCCGAAACCATAGAGAGAATGAGACAAGCACAACTAAAAAGATGGAAGATTAGATTGCAAACCAAAGCATTACAAGCACAAAATGCTGGATTAGATAATTTTCTGAGCGATTAACGCACCGCAACCGCACTAGCGAGAAATGAGCACCATAAAGACATGCCCGAAGTGTGGGATTACTCACAAAAAAAGAGGACCATTCTGCGGGTATTCCTGTGCCAATGCCCGTGAACAACCGCCTGAATTGCGTGAGGCCAAGAGTAAGAAACTAAAAGCATATCACCAATCGCCAGAGGGAATCGCAACGGCCTCAATGAGCCGAGACTTTATGCGGGCCATTAACAGAGAACGAGCCAATGACCGAAGCGGAGAATATACCCTACAAGACGAAGACTGGATGCTGGACATCCCGGTACCCCATGATGAAGAATACGGAGATACATATACCGATGGAAACGATATATGGAGATCCGAATGAAGACATTGAAACACACATGCGACAATTGCGAGGCCGCATTTAAGATAGTATACGACGGCGACCAAGCGCCAGATGATCCGACCTTTTGCCCATTCTGTAGCGAATACATAATGGAAGAGAGTGAGGATTCCGATGACTTGGACCTATAATAATGGTGAAGTGACTGATGAACTGATTGGCGATTCATACGGTTTTGTTTATATCATAACGAACTTGCAGAGCCAGCGCCGATACATTGGTCGCAAGTACTTAACTAAAGCAGCCTATAAAACGGTGAACGGCAAGCGAAAGAAGATCCGCAAAGCAAGCGATTGGGAGACATACTACGGCTCCAATAAGGTACTACTAGAAGATGTGAAGCGCCTTGGCGAAGTGAACTTTACTCGGGAGATTGTGCGGTTCTGCCGAAACAGGTCCGAGTGTGCATATTGGGAGACGCACCATATATTTGCGATGGGTGCTTTGCTGAGTGATTCATTCTATAATGAGTGGGTGACATGCCGAATATCAAAGCGAAATCTTGGTGCCCGTTAATCGTTTTACGTATAAAAGCGTTTTTTACCCTTTATAAATCAACAACTTGGCGGGTGTTTTTTCGTGTTTTTTGCGTTTATACACGGAGGAATAGGCACCTATGTACCTCCAGCTTAACCTTCAATTATAACACGTTTTCCCGCTTTTGTCAACACTTGACAGGATAATCTTTTTATGGTATAATTACTCTTTACGGAGAATTACCATGTTTAAAGACTTAGATGACGCCAAGCTAGCCGACTTGCTGGAAACTCTAGCGGACCTTTCCCTAGACGGAGAAACCTTCCAGATTTGCCATGCGGCTCTGCGCCTACAGACTGTCTTGATGGATCATTATCAGCCTGATTGAAGTTTACCAAAAATAACACTTGACAAGCCTTGTAGTACTTAAGTATAATGGGGCTGTGGGGCTTTCAGATACTTGATTATTTTAATCTGGTATTACTTGACATTAGTACCAGTCCTGTTATACTGTATACATGTTGAAAGTTATTGAGTTTATCGGAGTGTTCTGTGGCATACTAGGGTCGTTCCTAGTTGCAAGAGGATTCCTAGCAGTAGGGTTTTGTCTTTTTCTCGTTTCCTCTATAGCATTGTGCTATTCAGCCGTGAAACAAAGAAATTGGAACTTGACCCTCCTACAAAGTGCATTTTTGTTTTCAAACGTGCTTGGAGTTAGTAATTATGTTTTCGGAGTATAATATGTCCTCAGAAGTGAAACCTTTCGTTTTCGGATTTGTTTATGCACTAGCCCTGGCTGTGCTTGTCCTTGATTTGCTTGTTTGGAGAGCCCTATGAGCCGTTTGTCCGATATTGCTATTGATATCCAGTGTGCCCTGGAAGATGGTGAACTTTCGTTTGCAGAAATTGCCGCGATTTATGAAGTACCCATTACTTGGGTCATTGAAGTGGCCGAGTGGATTCACAATGATGAATTGAAAAAACTGCAAATGTAATACTTTTTCTGTACTTGACATATACCGAGTTTTCTGGTATAATAGAATACATGAAAAGCAGAAAACCAAGATCCGATAGAAATCATGTCCTGTACCGTGTCACCTGTGTGGATACCGGTGATTCATACATTGGTGTTACAGTAGCCAAAGGGCATGCGTTTGTAAGATCCGTCAAAGTCCGCTGGCAAAAGCATGTCAGCCGTGCTAAGTGTGAAGACAAGGCTTGGGCGTTTTGTGAGGCTCTCCGTAATCTGGCCGAATGTGAATGGCGTTATGAAGTGCTGGATGTGGTTCGTGGGCGTAAACCAGCGCACCAAAGTGAGCGAGCACTAATTGACCTGTTTGAACCAACTTTGAATACTTTTTAACTACAGCAAAAAAGTCAAGTATTCATTGACAAAGGTTGAAATCCTGGTATAATTAACCCATAGATTGAGAGAAAAGAAATGCCCGAAGTAGTAGAAACCGAAGAAGTTGCAGAAGTAGTCCCAGAAAATGAAATGTCGGACTACCAGTACATGATGAGTTGTCTTTACGATAACGATTGAAAAAGGAACAGAAAATGACAAACCTCCAGATTACTCTAGCCAACTTGCAAAGCGAGTACCAGCGGAATGCAGAAATTAACAAGTCCCTGCGAGTGCAGATCCAAGACTTGAAATTTCAGGTCGTAAAGGAAAAAGCGTTTGCTAAGGTCTTGCGTCAAAGCGCCAAGTCCCAAAAGATAGCGGCCCGTGAAGCTAAAAAAGCGGCTCGGATTGAAGCCTTGGAAAAGAAATTAATGGCGCTTAGAATGCGCTGAAGGAGTTTATTGTGAATGATTTTGTTTTTAGAGATTTTGTAACCGTTGCAGATATGATGGCCGCACTGTCCGCATTGCCGCCTGATGCAAAACTGGTGATGACCCATTCTGGTTATTACTGTTACAACGAGTTGGCCGAAGTGTGTCTGCCGGAAGCATACACCATGGATGACGCCGAAGGCGGTCTTTCCGAAGGCGAAGTAGTGTATCGGCTGGGCCATTCGCACCAGTCTTATTGATTGATTTCCTGATGCTAGGCAGGTCAAGGCCTAGCAGTCCTATCCCAAGGATCACCGATACTAGAATATCGGGCCGATGAGCATTGCAAGCCTTACCACGGGTGCCAATGGACGAGAATTTGGGAAGCAGTAGTTAGCAGTGGGAGACTTTGGTCGGCCCAGGTAAAACTGGGATTTCCTCTAATCCTTTTAATGAGTATTGAAATGAGTAAAGTTAAAAAAATTCCCGGTTTTGAGAATTATTCCGTGTCCTCCGAGGGTACGGTATCCTCTAGATTCCGAGAATTGAAACCTTCCACGTCCACTGGATATGCTAGTGTAACGATATCTAATGGTAAAGAAAAACGAAACTTGCAAATCCATCGTTTGGTGGCTAAACTTTTTATTCGGAATCCAAAAAATCTGGAGATTGTGAACCACATTGATGGCAATAAACTGAACAATGATGTATCCAATCTGGAATGGGTTGACCGCAAGGGTAATGCTCGGCACTATGAAAAAGAGTTAGCCCCAAAACTCCGAGCCGAGCGTAAAGCGAAAAAAGAAAATGATATGAAAGCTAGGTTGTCAATTGTGAATTTTTCGCATTCCGCTTGTACTAGCAATCCTGAGTTGTTTCACTCAATTTACAAGACGGTGATGGAGATTTAATAAGGAGAACAAAATGGAACGATATAAACAAGTGCTCCGTATCCAGCGGTTGCTCTTGGGCGAAGTAGACCACGAAGTCACGGTTAGGAATATCAATGGCAGATACCACTGCCGAGTTTTTACTAATGGTGAATTGAACCAAGAAGCCGTTTGCTATAGTAAGCGAAACATTGGTTACACTTGCCGCAGCCTTTTGCGTTGGGAAGATAAGTGTGGAAACCTGAGTGCTTTTGCTGGAGCCGCACGTAAACGGCTGAATACTTGACTGGAAAAACTGAGAACTTTTGTAATATATTGACAAATCTTGGATTCCTGGTATAATTAACCCATAGATTGAGAGAAAAGGAAAAAAGATGAATTACGGAATGTTCTCGGATGAAGGAAACCTTGCTGTTCATGGTATCGTGTTGTACCATAAAGCGGTTAAAAGCCCTTGGCTAGTTGTCTATCAAAACCTGTGTGACTTGGCTGCAAGCAACCGGGACATGTTTGGTGAAGCTACCGACACCGAAGTGCGTGATTGTGTGTATGGCGCTATTGGTGCTGATAAGCGCGGCGAGTGCTTCTATGTGTGAAGCCTTTAGAGGATATAAAGATATTCCTAGCCAGGTCGTGGCTAGTGACTTGAAATCCAAGGGTATCACTCAGTATAGTTGGTATCCTGCAAATGGATGCATTGGTGTTACATACGGAAATGTTAGTTGTTACTATTATGTCCGTGACGGTAAAATTGTGGATATTATTTTTGATTGAGGTTCTCCATGTCTAAATTGTACATTTTCACTCAGAATTACGAGAATTACGGCTCGGAGAATGATCCTTACTGGAAACCGAAGGGTGGTTCGGATTACTTTGTGTATGATTTTGATGGCGATGAGGCTACAACCATCATGCTGGTCCGTGACCAAATTGAGTGCGATAACCCGTTTTATCGGTCACAAATCGCTGGCTGGGAAGTAGTACCTAATAACTACCTTACAGAATTTGAGCAGAATCAACTGGACTACGAAGGAAGTATTCGTTTTCCAGCCCGTGTCATTTCCGCAACAAAGTAAAAAACCGCTTGACATTCTTACCAGGCCTGTTATACTATATTCATAGATTGATAGAAAAGTGAAGGAAAGAAAATGTTGTTAGTCCTCTTAGGTGTTTTTGTTGCTCTGGTTCTTACCGGAGTTGTTGTTGGTTCTTCCGTAACTTCTTTGGGATAAATCATGCGTACCAAGACAATCATAGAAGGTTTTAAGAATTCTCAGAAATTCCGTGTTATCTTCAAAGGTGACGGGTCTGAGAATGACATTGGTTTTTATATGACGGTCCAGCAAATGACGGAACAATTCGCCACTGTGATGGCGCGGTGCATTTGCTGGGAAGCGTTGATTCAGTTATCATACGAACGCCGTATGGCCGATGCTACACGGAAACCCATTCCTACGGGTCTTGGCACTACAATTCGTGGCAAGCAAGTGCAAGTAGATTTGGTCTAAGGAAATATCATGGACAAAGCGATACAGGAATTCTTAGCATCTGGCGGTAAAATTGTGAAGTGTAAACCACGTGCTCCGCGCAAGGGTGAAAAAACTTGGACGGCCAGTAAATACTCTATTGCCAACATTGGCGCTAAAGCTATGGCGACTGGATCACGTGGAATTAAAGCAACGAGGGATTATGTTTAATATTGAATACATTGAAGTGGATCAACCCGTGAAACATGCTCGGGAGATTGTGTCGGATTTGCTGGATTCTCGCTGGCTTGATTGTGGTGCCTTTGCTAATGTGTACCGCTTTGAAGATGAAATTCTCAAGGTTTTTGAGGATGACAAAGGCTACCTAGCGTACCTGGAAGCATTGTCTAAGCTGGAGAAGCCGAATTCCTATGCGCCCGTGATTAACTATGTCAAGGTGTTTACAAGCGGTAAAAAGTCGGTTGGACTTGTGTCCATGGAGCCGTTGATAGCCTGCAGTAAATTACGAGGCGACAAATACAAGGATTTTCGGAAGACTGTGGGTCAGATTAGCAATTATTTTGATGGTAGCAAAAAGTATGAAATTCCTGAGGAACTTGTAACATTGCGTAACCTTATCAAGGATGCGAAAAAAGTGACACGGCGGATTTGCTATGATATCCATACCGGTAATGTCATGTTGCGGGCGAACAACACTTTGGTCGTTACTGACCCTCTAGCATATTGACATGGTACTGGTTTTATCGTATAATTAAAGATATGAACAAGATTTTTATTTCCCGTAAGACGGAATTGCGACACGGTTATTTTGTGATTCCTTTTGTATGTTCCGACTTAGCCAATGTTGATACTGATTTATCGCATTTGGATAGGTCTGATTTAGATAATAGAAAACTTGCGGATGCATCGGTTAGGATCCGTGCAAAAATGCTAACCCTTGGTTATGAAGTTGAGGCTGTAAACTTCCGCAATATGAGTATTTCCGCTCGGTACCAAAGTTTTGTAGTATAATGATGAATGAACAAATAAAACAATTTATTGAACAGTCTCAAAAAGTTGTCGGATATACTGATGGCGGGTATACTGAAATCAAAGCATTAGACCCAGAAAAATTCGCCCTGTTGCTTGTTCGGGAATGTATTTGGGAAGTGGTCAAAGACAATGAAGTTCCACATAACATTCAAGTATTGATTGGTGAGAGATTTAAACAACATTTCGGAGTTGAAGAATGATGCACGGAATGAACAAACCGATTAAGAAACTTTGGAAAAAAGCTGGCGGATACTATGATAAGACCAATAAACAATACATCATTGATGATCCAGGAAAATTTGCAGATTTTATTATTTTAAAATGTTATGACATATGTGATGAATATCGTGAATTGGGTAGCGGTGAAACTTGTGCTGGTGAAATTATAATGTATTTTGGAGCAGAAGAATGAATGGCCGAATTCAAGAATTGGTCAAACAGGTCTATGGTTCACAAGCAACCGAACAAGAAATGAAGTTAGCCTATTTGATTATTCGGGAATGTAGAGATATTGTAGGTAAGACAAGGGACCAAGCGATTGAAGAAGAATGGAATGTGGATGAAGCCATGTCTACAGCAATGTTTGATATTGAAGATTATTTTGGAGTTAAATAATGGAAAACATTAAGGTATTTGTTGTCGTAAGAGATGAAGAATCAGAATCTTCTTCCGAAATTCTTGGTGTCTTTTCTAATAGAGTGGATGCACAAATGTATGTGTATGATGCTATTCATACCGAATTTGATATTGATGATGATATTCCTGATGAGGAATTGTTTGATGAAATCGCTGGGTCTGGTATTAACTTCACAATTGAAAGTCATTACTTGAGGTAAAATATGATTAGAATAATCCTAGCTTTTGTTATTGTTTTTGTATTGTTCTTTTTCGGTATTCAGTACCTACGGAATATGTCCGGGAAAGAATCGTGGAGTTTGATAAAACTCTTGACATATAGTGCGGTCTGTGCTATACTTACTTTCGGTAGTTTAGTTGCTCTTGTGGTACTTTTTTAAGGATATATGATGAAAAAATTTGCTCTTACTGGTTTGGTTGTTGCTTCAATTCTCGCAACGGGTTGTACCCGAATTGAGACTGGTGAAGTTGGTGTTCGTGTTGGCTTTGACAAACAAGTCCAGCAAGGTGAATTATTGCCCGGTTCTTTTAATCAAACCATGGTCGGTGATGTTCTTACATTCCCCATTAAAGATGTGAATGTTAAACTTGAGGACATGACACCTGTTGCTAAAGATAACAGTACCATGAAAGACTTGGATGCAGTGGTTATCTATAACATCAACCAGGCACAGGTTGCTGAATTGTACAGCCAAAAGAGTCAGGCATTCCATGCTCGACACAACGGCGACATTTATTTGATGTATAACTACATTGTCCAAACTACCCGTAACGCTATCTACAAGGAAGCACGAAAGTATGAGGCTCTAGATATGGCTGATAATCGCCAAGCGATGGAACAAGCTATCAAAGAACAAATTCAAAAGAGTTTGGCTGATGAAAAACTTGATGGTAGTTTGATTATTGGTCAAGTGTTGATTCGGAATATTTTACCTGCTGATTCGGTTGTTGCAAGTGCAAATGAGTTGGTTCGTGCTAAGAATGAATTGAAACAAAAAGAAGTTGAAGTTAAGACTGCTAAGATGGAAGCAGAACGTATGCAAGCATTGAGTAATCAAGGTGCTCAAAGTATCGCTTACATGCAAGCGCAGGCTATGATGAATATCTCAGAAGGTATCAAGAACGGCAAGGTGCAAACGATTGTTGTGCCAGCAAACTTCAATGCGCTGATGATGCAAAAATGAACGAACGAATTCAACAACTTGCTGAACAGGCTGGCTTTAAAAGCAATCCCGATATCTATGACCGCAATCAATCATTTGATATATCTAAGTTCGCCGAGTTGATTGTGCGGGAATGTGCTGAACAGATTATAGCAAAGGGAACAGATTGGGTTGATTTTGCTCCAAGTCAAACAGGCGTGAGACCGGAATATTGGGATATGGCTCAACAGATTAAACAACATTTCGGAGTTGAAGAATGAATGAACGAATTAAACTACTTGCTGAACAGGCTGGCTTTATTGATATAGGTAATAATCATACTGCTTATATGAATTTTGACCACGAAAAGTTTGCCGAGTTGATTGTTAAGGAATGTGGTGTGGCATTAAGTCCTATGTTGCGTGATATGGTTAGTAGAGGACAGGCTTTTGATTTGATTAAACGACATTTTGGAGTTGAAGAATGAAAGTTGTAATAAACGCTTGTCACGGTGGCTTCGGCTTGTCTGATGCAGCCTTTGAGAAATTCCTTGACCGTAAAGGTATAGCATGGGAAAAACAACCTCGTGGAGGTTATGGTTGGCATGAATATTATCATGCTGGGCACTTGGGTAAAGACGAACACTATTTGTATTCACGTACAATGACTGAGGATCGGTCTGATCCTGATTTGATTGCCGTGGTGGAAGAAATGGGTCAAGAGGCCAATGGTTTCTGTGCTGAATTGAAAGTGATAGAAATACCCGATGATGTGGAATGGGAAGTTGAAGAATATGATGGTCTTGAATGGATTGCTGAAAAACATAGAACCTGGAATTAATTAAAGGAGAACGATATGCCGAATTGGTGCGCTAATACACTTACACTTGAACATGAAGATCCTGCTATGATTGAGCGGGCGAAGACTGCATTTGCTGAAGGTAAATTTCTTAAGGAACTTGTACCCCCGCCAAGCAGAGAATGGGACTATAATTGGTGCGTAGAGAATTGGGGCACTAAATGGGACGTTGGTAGTGATGACGGTATCAATGAGTTTACTGATACCACTTTGGTACTTTATTTTGATAGTGCATGGGCACCTCCTTTAGCCGCTTATAAAGCTATGGAAGAATTAGGTTTTACTGTCCGTGGTATGTACTATGAGCCTGGCTTGTGTTTTGCTGGTATCTACGAGGACGGCTTTGATGATTACTATGAATATTCCAATTTGTCAAGTGAAGAAGTTGCGGCTATGATTCCAGATGAATTGGATGAAACTTTTAACATTAGCGAACAATTGGCTGACTGGGAAGAGGAGAATGAGGATGAGTGAAGGTTGGTTTGGTTTTATTTTCGGTATAATTACTGGTATTGTTTTGGTCGGAGCAATTCAACAATTCAATCCAGGGGCTGCGGTAAATGTTGTTGCAAAAGAGATGAATGAGTGTGAAAAGTCATTGCCACGGGACCAGAAGTGTGTTATAGTTGCTGTTCCTCCTTCTAAAGACTAAACTATGAGCCTTGATGTTGATTTGATTGTGACACAACCCGTATCAGTATTTGATGCGAATATCACACATAACCTTGGACTCATGGCTTCGGAAGTGAAATTATCCAATGGCATGACATTGTATGATGTGCTGTGGCGCCCTGATGAACAATACGGTTTGCTTTTTGCAAGAGATATTGCCGAATTGTTGGATGAAGGTTGGAATATTCTTCTATCTGATCCAGAACGTTTTCGTAAATTTAATCCTGCTAATGGTTGGGGTTCATATGATGGGCTGTGTAATTTTGTATATAAGTACAGGAATGCATGTTGGGATAATCCTGATGCTGAGTTGAGAATTTCAAGATGATTAAAGAAATAATCCATTGCGACAAGTGTAATTCGGATAATGTTATTCACGAACCTAAGCGCGGACCTGTGCAAGAGAATCGCCGCACAATGACAGAGGTGATTGAACAAAAAAAATACAATATGGTTAATGCTGTTTATAATTATCAACACTGGATTCTTCTGTGCAAAGATTGCGGGCACCGTTTGGAGTATTACGTATGAATGAGCGAAGTAAGAAACTGGCTGACCAAGCCCAGTATTATGCTGAGTATACTACACCACAAGGCTTGGAGTGGTTGCCTGCGTTTAAAGAAAGATTCTTCAAGGTGATGACAAAAGAATTCATTGGCTTACTTGAATATGAGATTGCTATGTTGGAGAAATATAAATCCACATCATGCAATGAATCTGACCGCAGATGGCATGAAGGTAAGATTGTGCATTTTCGCCGAATGATAGATAAGACTAAAGACCACTTCGGAGTTGAATGATGTACCAACTAATTTTAATATCATTGTTAGTCACCAATGGTAAGTTGGAAATGCATCAAACCAAACTGGATACATTCTACACCGCAAAAGAATGTGAACAATTTAAGATTGTGCTGGAGAATAAAACTCTGTTGAAATTAAACTCCAATACAACCAATGCAATTATTGTTTTTGAATGTCGGAGAGAAGTATGAGTACTGTTGGAAATTTTAAGATGTTCAAGTGGGTACCTGATGGCACTTATGACTACAGTGGATATCTTGTGAGGTATGTTATTGTTAATTGTAATCCTGTGACTACGATTGCAAAAGAATGGTTAGATAGAGGCGGACCAGATGATGTATCGGTTGAATTGAAACGACCGTGGGGATCCTTTCCTGATTTTCCACCCAAGTGAGGTTTATATGAAAGAAGAATTAGATAAATTGCTCTGCGAGAGATATCCAAAGATGTTTGTTAATCGTGACAAGTCAATGCAAGAAACGGCTATGTGTTGGGGCTTTGAATGTGGTAGTGGTTGGTTTGAATTGATTAATGCGCTTTGTGCTACCATTCAAAACTACATTGACAACAATTCACGACCGGGGAAAGAAATTCCTCAAGTGACTGTGGATCAAGTAAAAGAGAAATATGGTACTTTGCGTTTCTATGCTTCTGGCGGGGATAGATTGACAGATGGCATGATTTGGTTTGCTGAGAGTATGAGTGCCCACACTTGCGAAACTTGCGGGCATCCTGGCAAATGGCGAGGTGTCGGTTGGTTCTATACATCGTGTGATGAACATGCCAAGGATGGCGAATAATTTTTTTAATGGAGTTTTTATGACTTATGAAGATGTAATTGAGACCCTTGCTTTGCGGGCTGCTAATCGGTTCATTCACCGTATGCCTGCGCCGTGGTTGATGAATGATGAAGATGTGATTTATGCGAAAGCATTTGGGCATGATGTTGATGCGGTTCATTTCGGCGTGACTTCATTGTTCCAAGATGCGGTAAGATATCTCGGCAGTAATAAATGAGTTTGATTTTTCCTTTTATTTTTGTAGCGTGGTCTGGCTGGCGATTGATTCATCTAGATTACACTAAACATCCGAAATGGTATTATTTGCTAGATGGCTTGGTTTTCTCATTTAATCTAAGTGTAATACTTTTGAATCTATTTCCTTGATGTTGTAATTCTGCAACAAAGCACTTGACATGGTACCTAATCCTGCTATACTATACCTATAGATTGATAAAGGAACGAAATGTCTACAGCGATTCAAATCTCCCGTGAAGTCCAGATGTACGGCTCACCAAAAGCCCAAATCATGGAATCAATTGAGCGGTCAATTACTTTTAAATTCTCAGGTATGGGAATGATTATCTGTGGTTACATGTCCGACATTCAGGAAATGAATGAACGAAATCAAAACGGCATCTACACTGAGCAAATTCGGCAAACCTTGAATATTTGCAAAATGCTTATGATGGACACCGAATTGGGTTTCAAAAATATTTAATTGGAGTAAAAAAATGGGAACACGTTGTTTGACTTATGTTTATGAGGTTAATGAGCCTATCGTTTGTTTGTATCGCCAGTTTGATGGTTATCCATCTGGTCATGGTGCAGAGTTAGGCGATTTTCTAAAAGGTATTCAGTTAGGAAATGGTATTGCCGGCAAACCTGAAATGGGTACATTTGCAAACGGCATGGGTTGCCTAGCCGCACAATTAATTGCACACTTCAAAAAATCCGTCGGTGGTTTTTATATCCATGCGATAACGGATTCTGGTGGTGTGGATTATGAGTACCATGTTTATGCCAATAAAGTTGTGGTAAAAGATTCCGATGAAGAAGTTGTTTTTTCAGGGTCACAGAATGACTTTGTTGAATATTGCAAAGCGGAATAATGCGTAAACGTGACATTGCCTACCTTGTGAATAATCATATAATGAATGATA